CCGATGTTGAGGTATTGGAGGTCTGGGACTAATGAGTAATTTTCCTTATTGCGAGAAGTGCCTAGAGCAACCAACTACCGATACTAAAGAGTTTTACGACTACCGTTTTGATTACCCTGTGTGTATCAGTTGCGTAGAGAAGTATGACTTAGAACCTGAAGGAGACGACTAATGTCTGAAATCAACACCGATAAGTTAGCCCCCGAGTTTTATGTCTGGGAGAACGAACACGAAGAAGTTTGGGGAGTGAAAGAGAATCCTTTCTTTGTAGTGCGAAATGGCGAGATGCGAATCATCGTCAAGAGTGCCGATGAATCACAAGAGATAATCAGATACACCGATGCTCTGGAGAAGTTTGGCATCACTACCGATAAAGAACTAGAAGAGTGGGCTGGGAAGAGTGAAGAACTATTCTCAGTTAGTATGAATCCTTGGTTTGAGGTTTGGTCTGTGAAAGATACCGAGTTTTTCTCAGAACCTTTCTTTGACCTAAAGGAAGCCATCGCTTATGCCGAGAAGATGCTAGAACACTATCCAACTGGCATCGCCGAATAACCTGAACTAAAAGAGAAGCCCATGCTGAAGAGCATGGGTTTTTTCTTATGCTATTCCAAAACACCTGGGCGGCAGGTATTTCCATGTGCCGTTATTGCTTCCTCCGTCTGCTAAGTTATTCCCATGTCAGTATTTCATCAAGCGACTCCCGTAAAACTGGTCAATGCCGATGAAGAACGCATTTCCTTCATCTATTTCTTGTCTGGTGGGGACTACGACAGTAAGTTTGTGCTGGTTTCTTCCGTTATTACGCCGAATTATCAAGAAACAGCAGTATTCATCTGCAACGACTCAACTGGCGAAGACGCTGAGTGGGGGGAAACTTTGGCGAAAATCTATCATGTGGATACCGAAGAAGTGCTGAACAAGATGGGATACACGACAAAAGTCAAACTTGACAAGGAAAAACAATAGACCCTATTATTGAGTCAGAAGACAAACGACGAAAGGAACTCCGATGGGCACAAATGTTCATGGTCTGAAGCCAAAGCACTCCGTGGGTGAGCAGTTTGGTAGAAATGTTTGGGGCTGGACTCCGTTGATGGGCTACATCTCAGCACAGCACAAAAAGTTTGAGAAGTTGTTTGAGAAATCCCGACTCACAGAACTGCAAGCCAACAAAATTGCCGATGCATTATTTGACGACATCGCATCTGGCAAGGCTGAAGCATACGCCGATAACTTTGCAAAAGAAATTGCTGGCCTCCCTGAAGTTGAGTGCGACTTGTGTGCAGGAACAGGTATCAGAAAAGATGCCGTAGGCATGGAAAAAGGTATGACCGACCTAGTGCTTGACCCCCGCCTCGCTCAGCAACTTAGAAGAGTCAGAGGCTGGTGCAATGGATGTTTTGGCTGGGGAAAGAAGAAGAGTTCCGATAGTGCTTACTATCTGGAACTGACTGACCTGATGGAGTTTGCCGAGTTCTTACGCAACTCTGGTGGAGCAAAAATCTCCTAAAAAATCTTTTGCGACACGCTTGACAAATGTCAGTGTTGCCGTGTAGATTCATTATGTATTCAAATGACAACGAAAAGAGATAAAAATGGGTATGGATGTTTATGGCACTAAGCCGAAGAACGAAACTGGAGAATACTTCCGCCGTAATGTTTGGGGCTGGAGACCACTCTGGGATTACTGTGTAGATACCTTTGAAATTGTGGGCGATGTAAATGGCCACGACAACGATGGAGATGGACTGAACGCAGAGAAGAGCAGAATACTTGCTGAGCAAATGAAAGCCGACATAGCAAGTGGTGCCGCTCAGGATTACATCACAGCACGGAATCACAGACTGGCTAAGTTAGAGAGACCAGAATGTACCACCTGTGCTGGGACTGGTATTCGCACCGATGAAGTTGGTGTGTTCCACGATATGCCGACAAGAGAACTGTCCCCTGAGATGGCATCACTGACTGGTCGCACACACGGATTCTGTAATGCTTGCTCTGGTGAGGGTAAGACAGACGATTGGGAAACCAATTATGGACTTGACATAGATGACATAAAAGAGTTCGCCGAGTTCCTTGAGAACTGTGGTGGATTTAAGATTTGCTAAAAGATGGAGAATAAAATGAAAGCAAATACAAAAACAGAAACAAAAATGAATACCGTTGCTTGGGACTGGTTTATCGCAAGATACACCAAGATGGGCTACAAATCACTCAACCAGTTCGCTATCGCAACTGGATTACAAAAGAGTAGCCTAAGTCGCTACTTTCATCGCCAACGCCAGATGCCGTCAGGCATGATGGCAACACTTTGTCGAGAACTCAAAGTAACTCCTAACGAGTTGATGCGAGCACTTGGTGAGTGGCAATAAGACCACGCTATAAACAGCAAACACCTGAGGTATGTGTCTAAAATGCCTCTTTTTCTCCATAAACACCGATTTATAGGGTAAAATAAACCTCACAACTTAATATTGAATGTCACTTCGACAATAAACGACCCCAGTGCTAACTAACAAGGAAAGGTAAGGTCGCTAAATGAAAAAGTATGTACTAACTGCCAGCGTGGTTTTAACTCTCGCTGGATGTACTGCATCTGCCTCAATAGCAGATATGCAAAAAGCATCAGTAACACCTAGCAATACCGTAAAAGAAATAAATGTGTCTAAAGCAAAATCGTTCAATACTCAGTCTTTAATCAAAAAGGCTAAGAGTGAGCGTAATACCGTTAGATTGAAAAAAATAGTAAAGTACCTAAAAACTCGTGTAGGAAAAACTTCCTATGTGTTCTCAGGTTCAAGTCCCCGTGGATGGGACTGCTCAGGTATGGTCAAATGGACCTACAAGCAATTCGGCATAGAACTGCCACACTCCGCTAATAAGCAAGGGCACATAGGAACAAGAGTGTCCAAGCCTAAACTCGGAGATATCGTGGTGTTTGCCTATGAGGGTTCTAAATCCTTCTATCACTCCGCCATCTATATCGGAAAAGGCAAAATTATCAACGCACATTACGAGGCTGACTCAACAATTATTCAGCCACTTACCGACTACAAAAATAGTCAAATAAGGTTTGTAAGAGTAATACCGACTGCGTAAAAAGGATTCCCCGTCAGAGATGGCGGGGATTTTCTTTTGTAAAATGTGCTTGACAACGGGAATATTTTGCTATAACTTATAGTTATTACATATGACGAAAGGTTCCAAATGAAAACAATGTTTATTTCCATCCCCGTTGGTGCTCTACTTGTGATGCTAGCGTTTAGCATCAAGGCTGGGCTAATCAATCTAACTGCCGTTCAGGTGGCTGGAATGCTAGGTGGTATTGCTCTCCTAATTGGTGGTGCCGTTGGCATCGTTGATGCTTGGCAAAACAGACCTGCTCAGTTCCGCCGTATGAGGAAAGGTCGTAGAGGCTAATGCGTATCAGACTTATATCAACTACCGACCCCCACACCGACCTAAAGGCTGGAGACGAAGGGGAAGTTCTATCAACTAAGCAGAGCAACTGGCTTGGCTTTATTGACTACAGACTAGAAGTTCAATGGGACAATGGCTCAACCTTGGCTCTATTTGAATCTCAGGATAAGTGGGAAGTAATTTCAGAGTAGAGATGCTTGACAACTACACCGAATAACTGTATCCTTATAGCAACACAAATGACAGAAAGACCGTAATGACAACACCAGTAATTATTGACACCGAGATAGCAGAAGTTATGAAGGCTATTGACACAAAGCGTAGTCGCATCTACCTACTAAATGAGCGTATCGCTTACAACAAAAAGCACGCTTGGCTATCAAGAGATACAGAGACTAAAGAAGTAGAGCGAGACAAACTTGATAAAGAGGTTGCCGAACTTGTAGAGAAACTTAGAACCTTAGAAAGTTTCTACACTGGCTGGTCTCGTGCGTTCTTAGTGCGTAATAGTAATGGACACATTCACAAGAGTCGTGAGTGCGGTACTTGCTTTGACACAACTCAGTATGTTTGGCTTACCGATATGTCTGGTCGTGATGAACTAGAGATTGCGTTCCTTGCTGGTGAGAAGGCTTGTACTGTTTGCTACTCTCACGCCCCATCTTCTTACTTTCTTCGTGAGAGCGGATTAGAAGAACCAGAAGTTACCGAGGCTCGTTTGGCTCGTCAGGCTCGTAAAGCCGAGATTGAAGCAAAGCGTCAGAAGACTGGTATCTGGAATCCAGATGGCACACCGTTAGTGGTGCTTGAATACGCATTTAGTAGATACAAGACTGAAGTCAAGGCAGAGAGAACTGCTCAATCGATTGCGGTCAATATGCTAGTTGGTATTCAGAGTATGGCTCGCACACCTGAAGATATCGAGCGTAGCAAAGATGCTATAGAAACTATCTTGATTGCCTTGGCTCACAAGCGTGGCACATCAGTTGAAGAACAGCGTGCTCTAATTCAGACTAAAGCCGATGCTATGATAAAAAAGAACAAGCGTGATTACCCAGATGTGAATTGGTCTACGAGATAAGCATCTTGTTTTGGGCTATAATTGTCCTATCCAAATAACAGCAAAGGAATCTAATGGCTGACAAAGACATTATCCCTACACCGACATCT